ATGACTCAACACGCAAACCTTACCGGCAAAGTCGCCCTCGTTCAGGGCGGCTCTCGCGGCATCGGTGCCGCCATCGTCAAACGCCTCGCTGCCGAAGGCGCAGCAGTCGCCTTTACTTATGTCAGCTCCGAGGCCAAGGCGCGGGAACTGCAGGACAGCATCACCACCAACGGCGGCAAAGCCCTGGCGATCCACGCAGACAGCGCCAACGCCGACGCGATCCGCCGTGCAGTGATCGCAACCGTGGAAACCTTCGGTGCCCTGGACATCCTGGTCAACAACGCCGGCGTGCTGGCCATCGCGCCGCTGGAAGACTTCAGCCTCGAAGATTTCGACCGGACCCTGGCTATTAATGTGCGCAGTGTGTTCATCGCCTCCCAGGAAGCGGCACGGCACATGGGTGAAGGTGGCCGCATCATCAACATCGGCAGCACCAACGCCGACCGCATGCCCTTTGGCGGCGGTGGCCCCTACGCCATGAGCAAGTCAGCGCTGGTCGGCCTGACCAAGGGCCTTGCCCGGGACCTTGGCCCACGCGGCATCACCATCAACAACGTGCAGCCAGGCCCGGTGGACACTGACATGAATCCGGCCGACAGCGACTTCGCCGCAAGCCTCGTTGAATTAATGGCCATCGGTCGTTATGGCAAGGCCGAAGAGATCGCCAGCTTCGTCGCCTACCTGGCCGGCCCGGAAGCGGGCTACATTACCGGCGCCAGCCTCACCATAGACGGCGGGTTCGGCGCCTGATCGAGGCCGACGCCGCTGCAATGACCCGGTCCCGGACGCGCAACAGCCGCCGGGACCGGGCCATGTCTGCCCCACCGAGCCCCGATGAACGCGGTTTTTGCTTAAGCGCATGAAAATTCTGAAAAAAAGTTTTGCCTTCGGGAAAGCTTTCGACTACATTAGCGCGCCTCGACAGACCAACGGTGTGACGAGATACGGTGAGGTGTCCGAGAGGCTTAAGGAGCACGCCTGGAAAGTGTGTATACAAGAAATTGTATCGAGGGTTCGAATCCCTCCCTCACCGCCACATTAGGTACGCAATAAAGCCCTGATTTCTAACAAGATTTCAGGGCTTTTTTGTTTCTGTCTTGTGGCTTTAGGACCATTTTAGGACCAAAACAGCGTTTTCCATGCCGCTCTAGACGCCTCTGAGCCATCCATCCCCCGGCGTTCTGCCGACGTACACCCTCCCCTTATTTTGGCTTCTCCCGCAACGACTCATATGCCGCCTCACAGGCCAGGCCATTCACTCGAGCAGCATCAGCGACCGCTGCCAGTTCTCGATTTCGCTGGACAGATTTGTCGAGCACGACGGCGAGCAGATTGCCGGGGTTGCTGGCTGGCGGGCTGCCTGTGGCAGATCCGGTATTGCTGCCGTGGCCACCGGTGGCGAGTAGCTTTCTGACCTGCTCGCGCAGCCGATCAGCAGCAGCGTTGGCACCATCAGCATCAGTGCGCGCCTGTTCCAGTTTTTGCGTTGCATCGCGTTGCACCTCTTCTATGGCCTGATGGCGTTGTTGTTCCAGTGCCCGAGCTTCAGCCTCGGCTTTGGCGCGGGCCTGGGCATCAGCGGTGTCGCGCCCATTCCATTTCGCCTGCCACTCCTGGTCGGTAACCGATTGGCCGTGCCGGTACGCACCGAACAGAGCCGTGACCGCGATGGCGATCAGAAGCAGGACCGCCCCGGCCCTCGCGTAGACCGTCATGCCGCCCCCAGGAACAGTGCACGTTCAGCTGCCCGGCGTTTAACCAGGCCATTCAGCACCTGGCCCCCTGCCTTGTTCCAGCGCGGGAACTGCTCGGCGGCACCGGCGTAGTCTTTCGCATTGAGCAGGCGCAGCAGCGTGGACGACCCGAGGTTGGTCGCACCCAAGTTGTAGGTGAAACTCATCAGTGCGTCCCACTGGCCTTGGTTCAGCAGCACCTTCACCAATCGCTCGATCTCCGGCTCGAACCGGGCGATGTCGTTCTGCAGCATGCGCTCGGCCTGTTCGTTGCTGATCGTCATGCCGGGACCGATCCCGCGAGTGGTGCCGTAGCCGATGGTCCAGACGCCTACCGAATCCTGATAGGACTTTAGCCTCAGCCCCTCGAAGGACTTTATGAGTGCAATCCCTTTTTGCGATGTGCGCATTTACTGATCTCCAGAAACAGAAAACCCCGCACTTGGCGGGGTCTTTGTGAAGTGCTTGGCGCCGCCTATTCGGACGCCGATCCAGAAGAGCCAGGCTCGCCACTTGGCAACGCCCTCGGCCCGCAGTGCGCGGTACAGCACGCCGTCTGCCTGCTTGCGCGAGACTTGCCCGGTCGTATACAGCCAGTCATGCACCGTCGCCGCGTAGTTGCCGTACCCGGCAACAAGCGCGAACAGGACAAACAGAAAGACGTTGTGCAGCATCCAGATGCTTGCGAAGTCGGTTTCGAAGCCGGAAGGCACGGTGATCGTGCCCACATCGTCATCTTGAAAGATCAGGTCAGCGAGCAGCGTGTGATCCCACTTGCCGACCTGTTCGGTTTTCAGGGTTGTCAGGAACTTGCTCACGCTGGCCACCCTTCTTCCACCATCGCCGCCGTGATCGAGCCATCCTCCACCGCGCCAAGCAGCGCGTCCTCCCGGTCGAAGCAGAGTTGCGTCCGGTCACTGACAGCATCAGCGATGATCAACACCAGTTCTGCGGGCAGATCTACAAAGCCTTCACCGGTCTTCCAGCGCAGCACGTAGTCAGCGCTGCGCATGGCCTTGAGCGCAGCGCCAGTGATCAGCACCTTGCTGCGGTCGTCGGTGTCGATGCGCATGCCTTCGAATACCATGCCCGCGATTTCGGCTTGGTAGCGGCGGGCTTCGATGATGGTGGGCCAGTCTTGATCCGGGTTCGGCGGAAGCGAGAACTTGCCCTTGGCGTACAGGAAGCCGCAGATAACATCATCAGGGCCTTGGATAAAGCCATCTTCGGCATTCGGTTGATTTTGAACTACAACGCCGCTTTCAATTTTGAAGTACGCCATTAACCGACCCTCTCAATAACTACATCTGAATATACTTCCGGGTCACCCGATGAGAACGCCACCCCCTGTGCACTAGTGGTTGATATACCTGAAACACTGGGATGGATTCGCATCTCCAGCCGCAAGCTAGAAACAACCGACAGACTTATCATGCAATTAAGGGCCGAGGCGGAAGGGCTGTTCTGCAAAGCCAACCCTGACGTAATATTATAAAGTCTGCACTTAACCTGTGATAACCCTGATGTTGTCCAGGCCCTGACTCTATAACTTCCGGCAGGAAGCGTTATTACGCCTGCTGCCATAGAGGCGCCAAGCAAGGTATTTGACCTGATGGTATTGAGCGTTCTAGGAAAGTAATCATTGTTTATAGGGATTGGTGCGCTGCCCCCATTCACGCCGCTAGGCTTTTCTTCGGTGACGTGCATTGCACCCAAATTCACCCATGCCGCCCCATTCGAGGTGGAGTTGACTTGTAGGGTCTTTCCGGCATTGGCGGCAAAATCTGGCAGCCCAAGAACCCAGCCAACACCGGTCTCGTCGGCCTTCACGCCCAAGACTTTTTTCGCATTGCCTACAAGACTTGGGAGTCCCGCCGCAGATCCCGCAGCGGCCGCAGAAACCTGCGCACTCTCCGCCGAGCCTTTCGCCGCATCCGCCTGAGCCTTAGCCAGCACAACCTGACCAGCAGCCAAGCCGACTTGCTGCTGCGCCAGTGTTGCAGAGTCGGAGGCCGCTGTAGCTGACTGACCTGCTGCCGTCTTGTAGTCGGCAGTGGCGGCCATTGAGTCGGCCTGCCATTTCAGGGCGGTGTTTAGGTCGTCAATGGTGTTCGGCATGGTCGCGCCAACAGCATCAGCCATTGTCGAGAAATTTGCCGGGGCTTCGCTGCGCTTGGGCCAGGGCGCAGTTTGTCGCACTACGGGTGGTAAAGCCATTATAGAAGTCCCTCAATAGTAAGTTGGCAGTCGGATGCTGTCGGCCCGGAATAAACCAAGTCGAGCGATGTAAAAAATCCATACACGATGGTTGCTTCGTAAGTTTCTTCGCCGACCCAAACAACGGGTTTCGCGCGAATCTCGGCGAGCATTCTTTTTATTCTTGCCACGGCTGATGTTTCGACAGCGACTGGAAACTTCGCGCTGTCCGAGAAGGCGCGTTCGACGACAGTCCAATTTCCGAATTTGTCGCGTTCCTTTCGACTGTAGTCATCGATACCTACTCCAGTTCCGTACAGGGCTTTTCCGATAGTAAACAGCTTGCCAAGAACTAGCTCGCCAACTGCCGCAACAGTACCGCTATGGATAGTTACTGTAATGTTGGCGGTTCCGTATGCCGGTAGATCCAGTAAAACCATGGTAGATCGATACTGAATCTCTTCGAAAAACCAGTCGTACCAGTTGCTCACGCCGCCATCGACAAGATTCACACGCCGCGTGAACGCCACCCCATCTACCGGATCGGTCACCGTTACGGTCACAGAATCACCCTGCACATTTAACAGGGCGATTGAGTTCACTACCGAGCCGGGATGGATGGTTACCGTAATGACCCCTGGGTTAGTAGTGAGCGTGCCCACAACTGCATCGAACATCCGCCAGCGATTGGTTGAACCGGTATTCAGCCAGGCTGGCGGCGCTACAGTGTCAGAAGCCGGGTTGCGTCCGGTGTTCGCCACTAGCGCCTCATAGGTGACGTGATTAAGCATCACCTTGGCGCCGATGGCGTATGCCGTGGTGGCAACCCAAGCCGGATAGTCCGTTTCCGGCACGTTCGACGAAACCAGCTTTTCAGGGGTGACCTCAATCGGTCGTATAAACCTCATTTGGACGCGCTCCCCGCTGGGTTTGTTACTGGAATGCCGACGTTGTCCCACTTGCGGAACATTCGGTTGTTTTCGTCGGAGTTGAGCTTCATCGGCCCCACGATCTGCTTGACCACATCGATCAGCACATCCACCTTCTGACCGAGACTGGAATCGCCACCGCCACCCTTGAGCATTTGAGCCGTCTGGTTTGCGTTGAAGATCCGGCTCGGTCCGGTCGCCTCCAGCTCTGGACCGTTTTCACCCACGATGCGCCATCCGCCAAGGTGATCGCCGCCAGTCGCAAAGCCTGGGATTTCCCCGTTGCTCTTCGCGTCTTTGGTGATCGCTCCAGCCAGGTCGCCCGCGCTGACGGCCCCGCTTTGCAGCTGACCGGACCAATACGCCAGTCCAGCGGGATCGGCATCGCGCCCCAATGCGGCGCGGTATGCAGCCTCAATGCCGCCCGAACTGCCCGCCCCCGAACTCTCAGGCCTTGCAGCCATGGCAGCAGCTATTGCCCCGCTGAGACCGGCCATTGCCGCAGCAACGCTTATCACTGAGTTGTCGATACCGTTGAGCGCATCCAGTTGCGATTGAGCGAACTCAAGCTGTTTGTCCAGCTTGCTCATCTCTTCGTCGTACTGAGCTTTCGCCTGCTTGATCTGGTCCTGAACCGTTTGCAGCAGTTGCTCTTGCGCCGTGAGCTGGTTGCCACTGATGGCGTTCAGCTCTGCGACGACATTCGCTGTTCGGCCCTGATCCCGGTTGAAATCCTCCAGCGAGCTGTATAGGTCCGTGTTGTTCGACGTGACTGCGGACAGGGCGTCATCCAGACCAGCAAAGCCCGCCAACGAACCGCCTGCACGGGCCGTAGCCAAGGCGCTTTGCAGCGTGGCCTGGGCCTGGCTGCGCAGCATCTTGACGGCTTCGTCCGAGGTTCCGAGGAGGGACTTGAGCGCACCTTTCAGCGAGTTGCTGACGGCAGTCATGGCGGAAACGTTGGCCTGGGCCGTAGAAGCCATGTCGCTCAACGATGCGTTTTGAGCGTTGTAGGCCTCGGTCAGCGATTTCTGTTGGGCGGATACTGCGCGCTGCACGGCACTCATCGCACTGGTGACGGCACCGTTCAAGGTGTCGGCCAGCGCTTGATTTGCCGCTGAGGCTCGCTGCTCAAGGATCGTGTACGACGCCGCCGCATCTCCCGACAGCGCGGTCAAGGTGGCGAACATCTGACGGCCAGATTCGGTCGTCTTGTCGATCCCTTCAACCATGTCCCTATAGCCCTGGCGCGTGTCGGGCAACTGGATGTCCAGTTTTTTGAACTCGGCAGCCACATCAGACAGGACGTTGTTCGCTTTCTCCGTGTCAGTGAAGAAGTTGTCGTAGTAAGTCGCAACCGACGTTTTCAGGGCATCGAAACCGCCAGCCATTGCCGACAACTGTTCGGCAGCGAAACCACCCGTTACGCTCATGTCGAACAGCCCGACATTGACGTGTTTCAGGACGTCGTTCACGCCTACAAGGTTTGCGACGAAGACTTGCAGGCCTTCGAACGTGTAGCCACCGAGCCCAGAATCAGAAGCGACGGCAACAGCTACGGTCATCGTGTCGGCGAGCGCCGCAAACCACTTGGTGATGTCCTCCTGGATCTGCTCAGCAGTCTTGCCTTCTGTGCTGATCTTCGTCGAAGCGATGTTCAGCCCATCAAGCACTCCGTCGTTGAGCTTGACGTTAAGCGCACCGAACAGATCGAAGATAGCCCCCTCGGTTGCGTCGTAGGTTTTATCGAGCGCCGTCTGCATCTCGGGATCGAGAGCAGAAAGCCGGGTGCGCTTCTTGTTGCTGCCGAACAGTCCGCCTTTCTTCGACTGATCCTGGAACTGCGCACCGTCAAGGGCGCCACCTGTGACGCCGAGCTGGATGCCCGAATTTTTGGTTACCCAGTCACCGCCGAACAACGAGCCGCCGACCATGCCGCCCAGAGCCGATCCGAGAGCCCCGCCTATGATCGTCCCGAGAGGTCCGGCCAAAGACCCCAGTGCAGCACCGGCGTAGTAACCGCCGACCGCACCCGCAGCCCCTGTCGCGGCACCCTTGAGCCCCGACTGTCCATATCCATACAGAGCGCCGCCGACACCAGCAAGGCCCGCGCCGAGGGCTGACGTTCCCGCGCCGCCAAGGGCGGAGTTTGGTGTGGCTGATGCGGCGCCAGGAAATGATACGACCCCGGAGCCGGCCGTGAACTGACTGCCAAAGCCTGTGGCTCCCTGTGACAACCCCGAGCTAACCGCTGATCCTGCGGCCCCGCCTCCCGAGCCGAGCATCGAGCTAATGTAGCCATAGCCGCTACTTGCGGCATTCTGCAGGCTGCTCAGGAACCCATCTCCCGATCCCCAGCCGGACGAAAGCGCCTGACCGAACCCGGAATTCGCAAGGCTATATGCGCTTTTCCCATAGCTCAGGATGTCTCCGACGCCGAAGCCTGAACCTCCTTGTCCGCCTCCTATACCAGAAAATCCCCCCGCTGCCCCTCCAAAAAGTCCGCCCAGTATCGGCCCGAGAACACTTGTGCGAATAATGATCCTGGCGATGTCCGCGATAACTGAGTTGGCAAAGTCCTTGAAAGAGGCCTTGCCGCGAACCGCGAATCCTACAAGAAGATCCTCCATGCCGCTAAAGGCGCCAGTGAAGAGCGATTTTGTCTGCCCAGCGACGTTTGCCGCGCTGTCGAGATAGTCCTGCCACGCCGAAGTGGCGCCGCCGATCCAGTTCCCTTGGGCGTCCTGCATTTGCTTGTAGTTCGAAACCACCTGGTCAGTCATGGCCTGATGGTTTGCCGCCAATGCCTTGAGCTTCTGGCTGTACTCCTCCAGGCTCATGTTGCGGGCGCCGTCGCCATACTGGTCGGCCAACTGACGACGCTGCTCGTTGAGCTTGTCGGTCAAAGACGAGATCTGGTCGTATATCGCCTTCTGGCTGGCCCCCATGCCAACGGACGCGGCATTTCGAAGACCTTGTTGCTGCAGAGCTGTCAGCTGGGCGTCCAGGGCATCCGTGTATACCTTGACGGCGAGAGCCTGCTTGGTAAGCCTGCCCTGCTCACTCGTAGCCAGCACGGACAGCTGGCTTTCAGCAGTCTGCTGCGCCTTTACCATCTGGGTGCGAGCGTCGGCAATCTTCTGATCGAGCTGAATACCCTGGGCTGCTGTGGTGCCTTTCTTGGCCTTGGCAGCCTCCAGGGCAGAGATTTCCGCCTTGTAAGCCGCGTCGACCTCAACCTGTTGCTGCTGCAGAATCGCCGACTTCTGCTCGTAGTAGCTCTGATCGGAGTAGATGCCCGCCTTGTGCGACGCATCCAACTCCTTTTCCATGTTTGCGTATTCGGCGGTGATCGCCACGATGCGGTTTTTTGCATCGTTGAAAGCGGTCAGGTCGACAGCCACGGCGGCGGTCTTCGGGTCTTTGAACTTGCTCTTGATGTTCTCGATGTTTTGATCGATGGTCGCCTGATTCAGCCGCGGGTCCTGGGGTGCGACCTTGCGGATATCGTCAAGCTGGCGGCGATACTCCTTCAGCGCATCATTGCGTTTCTGCTCGTTTGTCCAAGCAGACTTGGTCAGAGTGTCGACCTTGCCCATTGCGGTGATTGCGGCTTCCTGGCTCTTGGCCTGCTCGCCTTCGTACTTTGCGATGTCGGCATTCGCGGCCTTCTCGTCACGCAACATGTTCAGCTTGTTGTCGTAGAAGTCGATCATCGTCTGCTTGTTCTGAAACAAGCCAATATCGCCAGACTGAGCCCGCGTTAGCTTTCGCTGAGCCTCCTCGATCTCAGAATCAATATCGCGGCGCCCGAGGTTTTTCAGGCTGTCAGCGGCGCGCGCCACCGCGTTGTAACCCTTCTCCCAGAAGCTCAGGTTCTCCAGAATCTTCGGGGTGCGGTCGTTGATTGCATCGGCAAAGGATTCCGTCGCCAGCTTTACAGCGCCCGCATGGTTGCCCTGCTCCTCAAGAGCGGCAATCTGCGAGTAAACGGAGGCCGTCAGGTAGTGGTACTGGTCATTGAGGGCGGCGGATGCCTTCACTGGCTCGTCGGCGAGCTTGACGAACTCCGCAACAGTATCGCTTACGGCTTTCCCGGTGCCTTCCCGCATGCCAATCGCGGCTTCAGTGATTGAGGCGAAGCTCTCGCCAGCGATCTTGCCGTTCCCAGCAAGAGTAGCCAGCACGTCGGCCGCTGCAGCCGTGGTGCCGACGGTAGCGCTGACCTGTTTCGCCAGATCGCCCAGTTGCCCAGCGCTTACACCGGCATAGTTACCGGTTAGAACCAGCGACTTGTTGTATTCATTGCCCTCTTGCGACCCCTTGCTGTATCCGTATGCGAGAGCGCCAAGGCCAGCCACGACCAGGGCAATTGGAGCCGCAACCAGAAGCAAGCGGCCAGCCATGGCGCCCGCTTCCACTCCGATCTGAGCGATGTTGCGCCCCGCTCCAGCCCAGTCACCTGAGGCGAGCGCCTTGCCAAGCTGAACCACGTCCTCACGGGCGCGACGGGAGCCAAGCCCAAGCTCGCCCAGGGCGCCAGTGGTCTTGATGATCGGGTCGTTTGCGGCACCAATCTTTGCAGCGGACTCATCAATTTTGCCGAGAGCCGTGGCGTAATCCTTTGCGCTGATTGTGCCCTTATCGAACAGCTTCCCAAGCTCTTCCGTTTCGCGCTCCAGCTTCGCCATCTTTGCGGCGGTCGGATCAACGGAGCGCATGAGCTGGTCGACAGCCTTTTCCTGCTGAACTGCTGACTTGGCGAGATCTTGCTGGGTTTTGTCGAGCTGCTTGTTGATCTTGATCGCCTCAGCGTCGTCGATCATGCTCGCTTTCTGCAAGCTGCGGAGCTGCGAGCGCTGGATCTCAAGCTCGGCAGTCGAGCTTGCACCACTCTTAAGCGAAGACTCAAACGCCTTCATCTGGTTAATGAGGGCGGGCGACACCATGCCGTTTGCGGCTTTTCCTGCGCCAGTCGCGCTGTCCTCAACATCTTTCAGGGCGGCAGGAAGCGCAGAAGCGCCTTTCGCCACCTCCTTCAATGCCGTAGCAGACTTCTCACCAAGGTCGGTAATGGCGTCTTCCGCGCGCTCGGCGGACACCGCCATTCTTTCCAGGTCGGTCGCAGCCTTCACGGCCGGACTGGTGTCGACAGCAATGCCGAGCGTCGCCAGATCGTTCATAAATGCTCCACTCTGTGGTAAATCGCGGGCAATAAAAAACCGCCCGAAGGCGGTTTGTGTTTTGGCTTTACTGGCCTATTTCGTGACCATGACTGTGGTCATCTGGTCATTCTCAACCTGCAGCTCGCTCATGATTGCCCCGCCCTGAAGGGCGAGCCCATACGCTGTCGGGGCCTGCCACGCAACATCGCTCAAGATGTAGTAGGAGCCTGGCGGAACCTTGGAGAATGAGAAATTGCCCGAACCATCAGCCTGCGTTTTCTTCCCGGCCTCCAAGGCGCGGGTATCAACCGATGCTACTGCCTGATTTCTCAGGTAGGCGCTGTAAATCTGGGCGCTGTAGCTGGTCGCCGGTATCAGAAGCACCCGACTACCCGCTCCGTAACGGACATCGCCCCCGACGGTGCGCATGAAGACCTGTCCCGAGACCGCGCCAGTTCCTTCTTTCGGCAGCGCCGAATACTCAGCAGCCGACAGGAATCCGAGATTCGCGGGAGGTGGCTGGTGCGCACACCCGGAAAGAGCAAGTGCGACCGCCATCAGCAGTAGTGATTTTTTCATCAGAACCTCCTTGTGTGGTAATGCGCAATCTACCACCGCGCCAGGATTCAGCCAAAACGCCGAAAATCAATCCTCAGCCTCCCGCCCATCCTGCTCCTGCTGCCGCTCCATGCGATCAAAGAACGCTTCCACGTCTTCTGCGATCTGCTCACGGCTCTGCTCGGGCTCATCTGGCGCCCTGCACTTCGGATCCGCTGAGCGCACCAACTGCGCGCTGTAGTGGTCCGAGAGCTTGCGCAGGGTCAACGCTTCCCACGCATCAAGCTTGACTTGGGAGAGCCTGGACCAGGCCTCAAGCTCAAGCCATGACAGTGGCTCAGGGCCGAACCCGTTGCTGGTGACCGGCCCAGCCTCAAACAGGTAATCAATCAGGTATTCCCAGGCCAGCAGGTCCGGCATTTCAAGCTGCCGGACGTAATGCCCTTTTTGCTCGAGCTTCCGGTAGACGGCGGCGCGCGTCTCGGTTTCCTTTTCGGCAACCGTGTTGAGCCACGCCGACTTCCGGACGTAGAGGATCAGCGCCTCTACGCTTTCGGCAAAAAATTGGCCCGCTCAGATGCGAAGGTGTTCACCTGGTCACGAATCCACGGGTAGTCGGTCAGAAGCTTGATAGCCGCCTGTGGGGTGAACTTCAGCGTTTCCTTGTTCAGAACCAGGTTCTTCCAGCCGACGATCAGCGAGGCCAGGGTTTCCGACACGTCGTCTTCGTTGCGGCCGCGCTTGCGGGCGCTGGCACGAATCGAGGCCTTCCAGCGGTCGGAGTCAGTACCGGCAACGGTCACGACCCACTCCTTGCCATCTTCGTTCTTGATGACTTCGCCAGTGGCCGGGTGCAGCAGTTTCATTTCAACGCCAGCTTCTGCGGTCGAACGGGTGAACAGGTCAGCGAGATCCATGGGTAATCCTTAAATATTGGGGATGTAGAAAGCCCCGCGTTGTGCGGGGCAAACGGGTTTTGGGGTTGAGTTACGCGCCGGATACAGGAGGCTTGACGGTGATGATGTCGCCGTCGACTTCCACGTTCGCCGTGCCAGCCAGGATTGCGTCAGTGCTGCCGATGTCGCTGTCGGTGAAGCTGGACACCTGGCCCGGGAAGTACTGGATGCGGCCGCTCGGGAACTTGATCTGGAAGGAATACGAATCGTCGGACTCCAGCGCATCGCTCAGCAGGTCCTGACCGGCGTCAGCCTTGGCGATTGCCAGGCCGATTGCCATTTGGCCGTTGTTGAACGAGCCCTTGCGCTTGTACGTGCCGCGATACGCCAGAGGCTTGTGCTCGACGACGGCGAACTGCTTGCCGCGTGCGCCGATGCTGGTTACTTCTGCGATCTCGGTCCAGACCAGGAGCTTGTAGCCGGCCGCATCCGAGGTTGCGGGTGTCGCAGCAGATACCAATAAGATCGTGCCTGCGGCGGTACTGGCGGTAGACGAACCAATAGCCATGGGTGTTTCTCCGTAAGGATGCCGCGTTGCGGCTGGAAGGGTTGCAGCGCCCACTGATTCGCAGGCAATAAAAAACCCGCACTGGGCGGGCTTGGGTGTTGCTCTGTCGATCAGCCTGTGTCGGACCGGTATCGGAACGACGCGGGCACGGTGTAATTGGTATCGCCCTGAATCTCAGGGCCCTGCTCTACAGGGGTCATCACCTTGACGGTGATGTCGCCCTGGGTGAGCGTGGAGAACAGCGGGAACTGGGCGGCGAGGTCGCCAATCAGCTCCTCGCCCGCCTTGGTTCCAGTGTTTGAGGGAATGACAATGCTCACCTGGAACAAGCCGATGAACTGACGATTCTTGCCCGGAAGGTCTGTGCTGCCCGTTGTGGCCGGGATCGTGAAGGCGCGCAGGTAAATCCCCGTGGCGGGAGTCGTGAACTTCGCATTCTGGTAGGCGACCGGCAGGTTTTTGTCCTTGGCCCACGCAGCAAGGCGTGTCTCGAACAGCCTTCGAATGATCAAGTGGGACATATCACACCTTGTTGTTCTGGGCTGCCTCGGAAACTATCTGCTGGAAGCGCGCCAGGGTGATGCGGACCATGCCGCCAGGAGCTTGGGTGGAGTGCCCATATTCTAGGGCGATTCCGTAGGGAAGATTGTTGACTATGTAGGCTGTCTGGCCTGCGGTGAGATCTACCACTTGCAACCTAATCTTTGCCAGCGTCAATCCGCCTGCCGAATCTGATCGATCTAGTACCCCCTCGACCGGTGCATCAATGGAGAACTGCCAATTACCTCTGAATCGACCACCAACATAGTCCTCACCAGCGACCAGCGCGTTAACCTGGAAGTTTTGGTCTCTCTCTCTTTTTGTAAGTTTTTTTGCGTATTTAACGTTGCGCCTGAGCTTTCCGTCCTTGGTGTAATTGCTCGGGGTGAGCGAAATTATGACGTTTCGAGCGTCTACGTTTTCGTCATAAGCATCTGCCTGCGCCTTATTTCCAGCGCGATGAGCAACGTTGGCAGCCCATATCTCGGGGTTTCCTACTGGGGACATCTGAATCACGCTGCTGCCGATCTCGATTACGATTTCTCGAATAGTTGTATCAATTGCCCCGCTTGCTTTCTCAGCAAACTCACGGATCTGCTGGGCGAAACTGCCCTGTTTGCCTTTGTACTTGCTCATGCGCGCACCTGCAGCTCATAGAGGATTGGCGTACCGGCAGGGTTGATCTCTTTGAAGCTGATCACCGTCCACGGCTTGCCTTGGATAACCGCCTTGATGAGCAGCTTCGGCGGCCATTCCAGGCCAGACGCGGCGATCTTGAGCTTCTTGTCGCCCTGGATGATGAGGGTGTTGTTCTGGAACTCCTGACCTGTGAAGTCGAGGAGAATCCCTTGAGCGGTTTGTTCGATTGTCACGCCCGGTGAGTTCTCGCCCGTCGCGGGGTCGTACTCGCCTTCCTCGGCGTCTTGCAGAATCACTGGCTGGCCGAACTCTGTGATCATCTCCAGGGCCATCACGGCCATTTCGTCGTAGAAGGCCATGGTGGCTCCAGATGTGAAAAGCCCAGCGCGATGGCTGGGCAGTGTGCAGGTTACGAGCGGATTATCGTGGGCATTGAGTCGGCCATCGGCCAAGTCAGTTCCTCACCATCGCGAAGCTCAGGGATTTGCCGAACGAGCCGGTCCGGGCCGCCATTCATGGGTCGATAAATATCTTCGGATGCTACCGGGCGCCTTTGGATGTCGCCGCCTTGCAGCCGCACCAGCATGGTCTTGTCGTCAGCTTCCATTCCGTTCACCTCCCATCGATACCTGAACCTGGATTATGCCCGAACAGCAAACAACCCGCGCCGCTGCAGATAATCGGCGAACTGCGTAGCGCTCGGTCGATCCGGCGCCGCAGGCAGCAACCGGTTGCTGGTGCTTGGAATCGCCGCATACTCGCGTGTCACGGCCCCCTCAACCCGATCCAGCAAGACTGCGCCCTTGCGCTTCTCCACCGGGTCGATGTCGTCCTGATGGATCTCGGCAGCCAGGGCCATTTGGCCGTACTGAATCCGCGCCGGGAGGTAGTTGTTTGGCTTGATCTCTCGATCCAGTTCAACGCCTTGGCGCGGCCAGGACAGGCCCTGCTCGCTGTTGGTCTTGCGGCCCTTCCACGTCATGCCATCCATCGCCAAGGCGGACCGGCGCAGCAGCGCTTCCTGTGCTGGCACGTCGACGGGAATGACCACGCCAAACTTCACGGCGTACATGGCCAGGTCCTCGGAGCTCGCGTAGCTTTCGGCGTCAGGCTTGCCGGTGCCGTCCTCGATGATGAGTGCCATGCGTCAACTCGCTGTAATGGTTTGAAGATTGGCCGCCGGATCACCGACAGCCAGCAGTATTACTCCTTGGGAAGATCGGCGACGAGCTTTTCCAGGGATTCTTTAGAGGCGTTGGCCCGGTACTGGACCTTGGCTTCGTCCAGCGTCGCTTTCAGCGCTGCTATTTCACCAGCATCATCAGCCGGCGCGATTGCTGCCTTCTTGAGCGCTTCGATCTCACCGCGCAGCGAGTCGACCGTAGAGAGCAGGCCGTCCCGCTCAGCAGTCAGTTCGCCAACCGATGCGTGGATGGTGCCGAGCACATCAAACAGGCGCGACGCTAGCTCGCCCGAGTCTGGCCGATGAATCTCGCCAACACCCAGTCCATCGATCAGAAGAGCGACCCCGTCGGTTTCTGCCTGAAGCTTGGCAAGCTTTTCAGCCAGATCGCCAGATGCCGATTCATGCGCGGTGAAGCCAGCGGGTGCCGGGGCTTCTTTCACGGCGACGTCGACACCGGCATCCTCGTACGCCTTGACGATCTCGGGAAAGTCACCAACAACGACAACTTCGGTTGCATCGCGCTCGACGCCGCGAAACAGGCGCGCATCCCGGTAGCGCTTGCCAGGCTCGAAGCCTTCAAGCTGGTTCGTGTAAATCAGTTCCATGGGATTCTCCGTAGCGGCCATTGCTGGCCGCTTCCAGCCTGGCTATCAGGGAGTGGTGGTCAGGGTGATCATCACGCCAGCGGTGACCTTGTTGCTGTCAGCGTGCTTGGCCCAGTTCGCAGCCGAACCTACAGCGGCCAGGGTTGGGTTGGCGCCGCCTACTGCGTCCTTCCAGCTGTAGCCCAGTACGTCGATGTTGACGGTGCCTTCAGCGCGGTAGCCGACGCCCAGGTTTTCTTCATCGTTCACAGGGTACGAGCGGAAGCCCGGCGCCTGGGATTCGGTGATGATCACGGCGTTCGGCAGCAGGCCGAAGATCACGTCCGCTGGTGCGGTGTCGGTCACCAGCACCGGCTTGCCCAGGGTGCCAGGCAGGCCGCCGTAGATCACGACACCGGCTTCTTCGTAGATCTTGTTGGTGATCGCTTCGTCGACGATGTCGAAGTAAGCGCTGGAGTGCATGACCCACAGGGCGATACGGCCGAACTTGTCACCGAACTTGCGCATGCCGCGAGTCAGCGTCTTCTTGCCGTCGGTTTCGATGTTGGCCGAAACCACCATGCCGGCGTTCGAGCCAATCGAGGCGCGCAGACCGGCAACGGCGTACTGGATGAAGCCTTCCAGGGTCGCGTCGGCTACGTCAGCGCCGATGATCTGGGAGAACTCATCCACCGGTCGACCGCGACGCTTGAACGCCTCTTCGGTGGTCTGGTACGGGCCGTACTTCCATGGAGCCTTGACGCCCACGGCTTCACCGGCACCGATTTTCTTCGGAGTCACCTTGCCGGTGGAGTTGACGTCGCGGTGTTCCAGCGAGCCGCCGACCTTGTAGAAGGCGCGCTTGCGGAAGTTACCTTCGATCAGTTCGTTGTCGAGGACGATTGCGCCGTTGGACGATGCGTTGAACACATCCAAATTGTCCTGGATGCGCTCCAGGTATGCGGTTTGCGCCTCATCGTTGTAAATGATCAGGTCGCTGTTAACGGTTGTTGGCATGAGTGTTTCCCCTTACTTGGGCAATTGCAGGAATGCGGTTTGGCCGTGCTTGCGCTGGTAGTCGCGCTTCTGCTCGGAGGTCATTTCGGAGCGCTTGAATGCAGCCTGGCCGCCACCCCCGCCCGGGGCTTGTGTGCCTGAAGCCCTTGGCCACAGGTGAGGCGCGCTTTCGCGCAGAGATTCCGCCCATTCGAGCGGAGTCAGAGGGGTCTTGCCGTCTTTGCCGAGGATGGTCTGGCCGGACTCATCAACGGCGACTGCTTCGCCCTCTTCATTCAGGGTGAACACGCCTTTGGCGCGCAGGATGATGTCGTCGGTTGCTTCTGGGAGTGCGCCAGCCTTCAGAGCCGCGCCGCGAACCGAATCGCCCAGGACTTTGCCCTGGAACTTGGCCGCGAACGCTTCGGCCTTTTCTGCCCGGGCGCTGACAGCCTTGAGCTGCTTGTCGAAGTCGCCGCGCAGTCGCTCAGTGCGCTTATTGAACACTTCATCCACCTTGCCCTCTGTCAGCAGCTTGGTTTCTTCGTCCTGGCCCGCTCGATTCAGCAGGCCTTTGACGGCGTCGATATCGATACCTTCAAACTGGGTTTCGAACTGGGTCAGCTTGCCGGTTGTGTCTTTCAACTTGCCCAACAGCTCCGTGTTCTTGGTTTTCAGGCCAGAAACGGATGCTTCAACGGCAGTCGCGATAGCGGCCTTGATTGCCGGGTTTTCCAGGTCGATTTCGGTTTCTTCTGCCACGTTGATGCACCCCTTGGGTTTGGTCGGCCCGCTTTGCAGGCAATAAAAAACCGGCTCGTGGCCGGCTTGGTGTATTCAGTTCAATCAGTCGATCAATTGCCAATCATCGGCGAGCATGTCGGACTGCGAGGCCAGCCAGCCCGGAAGCATGGCGCGCCGGCCTTCGGCATTGATGGTCCACATGTCGATATGCGGGAGGATTTCACACTCCGACAGACCCAGTGCGGCGTGGTATGGCGAACCTTCGCGCAATTGCGCTGACGGCGTGCCAGGCACCAACACCAGCCACATGCCCTTACCATTCCAACCGGCGCGCGAAACGCGCTTGCCCAGCTTCAGCGCTTCGATGGCTAGGCCGAAGCGCATGCCAGTAGCCGGACGATAGGCGTTATCGAACTGAACCTTGGGCGACCAACTGATGTAGCCCGCATGGTCTGGGTGATTGGAAGCGCCTCCGTCGGTGTACTCAACCAGATAGCCATCGTCCGCACCGTTCTCGTCAGCAGGGATATCCCAGCCTCGGTACTCGTTGTAGGCGAGTCGTGTCATTGCCAACGCCAAGACGATCTTGGTGCCAATGAAGTGTTTGGTCATGGGTATCTCCGGTTTAGTTAATGCCCGCTCGCTCAAATGCTAGCGGCTCAAGCCCTTTCATTTGCGCCAGGGTCAGCGGCGCGAAGTTGCGATCCAGTTGCAGTTCGGCGAATCGCTCGACGCTCAGCCCCCCTTCTCGGAACAGCTTTCCCCGGACGGGTCCGATTGCGACGTCCTGGAATGATGCGGGTTGCTGCTGTAGCCAGTGGTAGTAGTCGAGGTCGGCGCTGACCTGCTGCCCGCCATCAGCCCCGACAGAGGCCCGCGTGGCGCCCTTGGCGAAAATCTCGCTCAGCCTGGTCAACAGGACGAATGTCGTGCGGCAATTGACATGGAATGGCGGCCTTGGGCCTGAATCCACCGGAAACTTGCGCTTGTCCATCGAGCGGCATTGCTGGCTGGTCTTGCTGTCCAGCGTGGCGACCATCTGGATCTCTTCAACGATATCCGTGTTGGACTTGGCGACCTCCATGCGGGCCTGAGACGACACATGCTGAATCGCTGTATGCACGACCGAGCTGGCATTGCGGTTGGTGGTGGCAAGAATGCCGTCCTTGTAGCCGGCCGCCTTGGTGCCGCGAATGTTGCGAATGATCTGGAAGTTCGTCTGCCCCTCGAAGAAGCCCTGCCGGATCGTGCCTGTGACGCGCTCACGCTCCGCTACAGTCCAGCCATCGATGAACGCCTTGAGCAGCTTGCCGCCGCCCGTACCGCGCACGCTGAGCGGGTTCGTCAGCACTGCAGTACGTATTGCCGCAGCCGTCGGTGCAGCCACATCAAGCGACACACCAACCGGTGCTGACCTGGCAAGGCTGGTCGCCTCAAACTGGGCCTCGTAGTTGGCAATATCGATCAAGTCGAGGTTCAGCTTGTCGCTGTAACGGTCGAAAATACCCAACAGCAGGCTGTCGACCTCATCCAGCAGAGCCTCAAGGCGCTTGACGTTGTATTCGGTCAGATCCGACTGCGTGAGCCGATCCCGAATCGAGCGATCGATCTCCTTGAGGAAGGGGGCAAACTTGCCCGCCTCCCCGGCTTTCAGCTTTTCGAGGAAGACCGCGTGCCGGATCGTAGCGTCAAGGATTGCTTTGTTTGCCGCCATTTAGTCCGTCCTCGTCATCCAGGCCCAAGCCGTCACCCTGCTCCTGCAGTTCGCTATCGATCTGCAGGTCGGTCCGCTCAGCAGCAATAAGCCCAAGCTTGCGCAGGTAGGTCCGTAGATCGGCCTTCGCGAATCCGCCGTTCTGCCACAGCCCGACCAGGGCCGTGATCATCTGAGGATCAGCCGTCAACTCTACGAACTCCTGGTTGATCTGGTAGGCGATCTTGTCGTCTGTGATGCCCATGTACTGGGCAGCCCAGCCAATCGCCCGGCAGTACGCCTCACTGGTGTTCGCAACGCAGCCTGCAAGCACCGAGGTCGATGCAGACTGATCGCTGCGGGACTCGGTTGCCGTCTTGGCTGCCAGCGACGCAACGACCATCCGAGCGCCCAGCTCGATCATCATCTGGTTCTTGTCGCCCATCGCCTCTTTGACGAGGGTGTTGGGCTCGGGCTGCGAGTATCCGAACTCACCGCCGACTGGCAGAAGCATCGGCGCGCGCGACCCGACGTAGATGCCCTTCTCCTCCAGCATCTTGACCCACGGCTCGGTCAGTCCAGATATCCAGGGCTGAGCCTGTCCACACCAGAAAACGCTGTCCTCATAGTCAGCACTGTTTCGATAGTGCCCCAGGTTAATCATGGCAATGTCGTACAGCGGTGATTCGTCAATGCTTGGGTCGTTGTTCTGAGCGCCGACAAAGGTGAAAGGAATCTCCCGCAGCCGACCAGTAATACCGGTTGGCTGGTAGGTCTCTGCAACCGCAAATGGCCAGGAGCCACCATTCCCAGATCTGCGCCATACGCGACATACGAAACCATCCCCTTCAAGCGCCAGTTCGCGGTACTGCTCGACGATCTTGGAGCCGAAGCCTTCCGGCTCCTCCTGCATCTCACGAAGAACGACAAGGGTCAGCACGTTGTGACCATTCACCATCCCGGTGCGCCAGTTGATGATGTCCTCAGCGCTGTAGGTCAGGATCACCGAGTGACCACCGACGCCGTTATCCTGGTGGTAATCGACATACAGGCCGTGGCGACCCGCCTCTAGCAACTTCTCCAGAACGCCTTGTGACTGCTGGTAGATGCTGACACCCGAGCCATTGGCATTCTGCTGCAGGTACTCCAGTTTCTTCGGAACGGTCAGCGTAGGGTCTTTATGGAAGGCCAGGCCCAGCAGTCCATTGCGAGTGTGCCCCGTAGCGTTCTTGAACACCGCACGCTCGCGGTACGCCCGGTTGCGGTCTTCGTTCTCAGCCGACTTGTCGTGTGCATTAATCGTTGGCAGCCGCGAAACCACCCGGTGCTGGCCTGCACAGACATCGCGGACGGTCGCCCAGCGATCCAGCGCTTCCTTGTAGTCCGCCCGCTTGAAGGAGACGTCGTTGCTCATCGGGCGTATCCCATTTTGATAGAGGTGACGATCGCGTTGATCGGGTAGCGCTTGGCAATGAAGTAGCCGGCAGCGTCATTCATGTGGTCGTGCCCCTTTTTGGGGTCTTTGTCAGGCTCGCCCTTGTCGGTGTACGTCTGACGCTCAAGGCACAGGGTTAGCTGTGGGCACTGGTCGACGTTGACCTTGAGCCTGCGCTCGCCGTAGGTATTCAGGAGCATGGCGTTCAGTGCGTTGACCCGGTCTTTCACGCCAGGGTTTGTCGAGTCGACGACCACCGAGAATCCGGCCTTTTGCAGTAGCGAAAGGTCCGACTCGCTTGCGTTCTTGCTGCTGGTGTTTTGACCGCTCGCATCCGGGTACACGGCGACTGAGTGCCCTGGGAATCTCGCCTTGATCTTCTCGATCATCTCCGGCGTGTCGCGGACGGTGTGGAACTCATCCAGAGCCAAGGGCAGGTCATCGCGAACGACGTACACCACGGCGCTCATCTTCATGACGTTGAAGTCCATGCCGATATGCAGCGCCTCGCCAGGCTTGATTCGCTCGGCGGTGCGGCACTCTTCTCGGCTGAACGTGTAGTAAACAACGCCTTGATAGTTCTCGAAGCTGGCCTCGTACTCTTGCCTGAACGTCCGAGGGTCCATCTTCCGCTGGGCCGCTTCGATCTCTTCAGGCGGGACGTTCCCCCCATCCAGCGAGGTGTAAAGCCAGCTTCGATGATCTGGTTCGTGCCCTGGCTTGCCATCCTGGAACGTGTCGTAGCAGTGGTTGAAGCCTTTCGGGGTGCCAATGCGTAATGCGTGACCGCCCTTCCTGACCTCACCGGTCGGCAGCGTGTAAGTACAGGTCGACAGCATCGGCCTGATGACCTCTTCCCACGCAGCGTATTTGCAGTCTGCCCACTCATCCACAAGGATGAAGAACAGGCCGGAGCCGCGCAGGTCGTCGTAATTCTCAAGGCCAACGCAGCGCATCAGGTGACCACTTTTCAGGGTGATCAGCATGTCTGTTTCGTTGGGCTTGCTCGCCATCCACGACTTGGGTATGGCTTGTTTCAGGCGGCGCCAGAAAACACGGCGCGCCTGCTTCTGAGTCGGAGCGGCATACCAGATTTCATCCTCTACACTGACATTCCACTCGGACGCCAGCTTTGCCGCTCTGCGCATCTCAGCCTTGCCGAGGAAGGTCTTGCCAAACCGGCGACCACACACTGCATCACGGAAGCGCGCATCGGGCTGGAACCCCCAGCAGTAAATGTTCGCCTGCTTCGGCGTTAGCGCGACCAGACCATCAGAGATACGGGCTGGTAGGGACATCTTCGTCAGGCCTCAACACGTATTCAGCGGCAGGTTCGGCACCCGCCTCTGATCCAGGGGGCTTGATTGGTTCAAGGCGGCGATTCACGTAGACGTCGCCCACCTCTTTGGCGGCCTGCTCCAGTAGCTGGGCAGTGAGCGCCATGTTCTTCATGTTCTCGGCCTTCTCAGCCATGCGGCCAAGCGTGCGCAGTCGATAGGCGCGATTGGCAATCGGGATCTCAGCAGTCTCTTCGCGAAACCGAGCCCGAGTGTCGTCGAAAAGAGTTCTCCACTTGAGGTTAAGGTTCCGCCCAACATACTTGGTTGGGTCGTATGCCTCGCACTGCTGGCGGGTAACGTCGAGGCCGTATTCCGCTTTGACAGCCGCCACCACCTGAGATGGAGTGTCGAAGCAGGCCAGCGCCTGTACTACAAAGGCTTTCACCTCGTCTCTGAGTGCGGCCAT